TGGACTCAAACCTTGCGCTTCCATTGCACTATTAAATTTTTCTATCTCGTCATTAGGATTACACAATACCACATGAATCTTGTCTGATTGACCTGAATAAATCATATCAATCAAGTCTCGATTGGAAAATCGTGGGATACCTAGTTCGTCTGTTTTCATAAGCATTAAGTAATATTACGATACGTTGATCAATTTGTCAAGATCAGATTTAGGTTCTTCGATGCTTTTCTTTTGTTGTAGTCTACGTTCTTCAAGTTCAAGTTTGTATGTGTCTAACAACAGAATCATCTGTTGACGCACATGATCGTCATGCGTCATAAAATACATGCCATTTAATTTTAGAATTTTCTTTTCTAATTCTTGATTAGATAATTCGCTTAGATTTTTAGCATTTGGGTGCATATGATATCCTTATGGAATAGATGTAAAACGATCAACGTAGTCAAAGAATAGGGTATTACCAGAATCGTATGTGAACACATCAACAATAGTTTTTTCACCTATATTTCCGCTAAGTGTTAATATGCTTGTACCATTCCAAGTATCTACATTAGTCCTATCATTAAGTTTCGCATCGCCTGCTCCTGCACTAAGAGTAATTTGGGTATCATTATTGCCTGGATTATCGACACTCATAATCAACCTGAGGCTTGCATATCTGTCAGTAGGCCAGCCTGTAAAAGTCACTGTAGCTATATTACCTGGACTACCAAAATCCCAATTTATAACGTGAACATGTGCATCTCTATAGTCAACTTCGTGGTCGCCAGTTAATGTATTGAATGCTTTGTTGAATTTTGGAGTCACTTGAAGTAGTTCAGCATTTTGTATTTCGTTACCAGAATGATCGTTGTCTGCATCAATACGTGCTCTGTTTGCTTGCAATGTTGTAATTTCTGTGCCTGCTGTTGTCAAGTTCGTTTTGATACTAGCAAAGTTATCGCGGAATCCCTGGCTATCATTATCAATACCAGCTACCGGATAATTTTCATCTATTGTTGTTGTATTAATGTTACTTGCCATTTGTTTTCCTTTGTTATACTATTTATTCCATTCAACTGTTAAATTGATAATTACCGAACACAATATATTGATCATTATTGCTTTCATTTGTTGCGTTAATTATATACCTATCTATGTCGTAATTAATTTGATTAAAATCAAAATTTTGTTCGTTGCTTTTCAAATAATTTTTTACATTTGCTAATATTTGGTCGCCTTGGCCTGGTTTAGTATAGGCAAGTGGTATTGCAAAAGTATAGCCTAATTCTTTCAAGCTACCTTTTTGTGCAGTTTGCATCCAAAGCGGCAAGAAATCCTTACTGCTTTCTCCTATATTGGAAATATTAGTCCTCATTTTTTCAATATTGCTTATGTAAGTTTTTCTGTCTTCAGCTTCGCTCACACTTATAGCATTACTATCGATAGTGATTGTAGTCCAATCTGGTCTTAGACGCCAAGTCTCTTCCAATCCGTCAATTGTAGTTGTGCTTGCGATTGTTATACCTACATTGCTTCCTGAACGAGAACCTACTTGCAAAATGCCAACAGCTGGAATATTTACAGTGCCGCCACCTCTTTTTACAACTTTTAGCTGCCCCGATCTCAAATCAATTTTAAAAACTGTGTTGTCTTTTTTTGTAATTGCTAAATCAACACCGCCTGCACCTCCACCATACTCGTCATCAATTGGCTCAAACCTTACACTATCTACAGTGATTTTTTTGCCCCCGTTAGGAGATAAGAAACTATCTCTTGTTTCTCCTTTAGATGGTAGTGCAGGATCTACTAATTCTATATAAATTACTTCGTAAATTTCTTCTTGGGTTCCTACTGTTTTTGCAGTGGCTTTTTTTACATCGCCAAAATTAAATTTCTTTCTTTTAACCCCTTTAACACTTGCACTAACATAATTAGACAAGTTTTTTTGTTCTATTCCTGCAAACACCAAACTACGTAGCTCTTTTTGCACACCAAATTCAGGATCACTTGGTCTATATAAACTTACTGGATCAAACACTGTAGTATTGTTTAGGAAATTATTGATTTTACTGCGTTGAGATGTAGGTAAAAATGGTTTCATGTATATATTACTATACAGATTTGTATCAGTAGTATCTATCTTAATTGTGAATTCTTGTGTTATATTTGTATTTGCAAATCTATCTCTTGCTAAAACTGTAAATTTGAATGTTCTATCAAAACTTTGTGTATTACCATCAAAGGTTGTATTAGCATTATCGATTTGTGTTAAACCAAGAGCAGATAAACTACCTACACTTGGAAATCTTCCAGTTATTTCTCCGGTTGATTTTAATGTCATGCCAAACGGTAAAGCACCTGATAATACACTGTATGTTAACACTGCATTTGCATATGTAGATTTTGCTTTAACAGCAAATACACTATCTCTATTAGGTTTAATAGTGCCTAATTGTGCAGGAGATTCCCAACTCAAGACACTGTCAATTTCACCTAATGTTTGTATTTTAAACGTTTTTATTTTTTCTAGTAAATTACTTTCGTCTCTTGCAAAATCTTTTTGGAAAGAAAGTCCTCTAATTACTCCAAGGCTTATGTTTCTTCCTATATTAAAAGTTCTGATAAGAGTTGTGCTCAATCCTATTCTTTGATATTGATTATTTTTTACAATATTAACAGTAGCACTATCAGCTGTATGGAAAAGGTCTTTAACATAAGCTGAACTACTTGTATTTGCTGTAAGAGGAATAGTAAGTGTTACTGTATGTATACCTGCACTACCGCTAATTGTGGTGATATAAGCTGGAAGGTCCCCTACATCTAAAAATTGTTCTAATATACCAACTATGCCTGGACCGCCTGCAGTGCCTGTGGTGTTGGTATTTAATTCAAGACTATTATTGATATCAACACTAACTGTGTATTTTACATAATCTGCAATACTGGTAATGTTATATTTTTCTGTATCGCTAAAGATCAAGTCTTGTCCATTGTAAAACAACTGATCAGCTGTGCTCAAAGTTTCTACAAAGAAATAATCTGCAGAAGGTAGTGTTGATTCTTTGACAACTAACGGTTCATGTTTGTAATATCTATCAAGTCCTCTATCTAACGTTATTGTATCGTAATCTGGGGAAAGACTACTAACACTAGTTATTGTATAATTTCTACCTTCAATTTCAACATCTTGGTCAACAAGTGCAGCCAAGTCGTCAATACCATCAATAAGTGTGTCATCTAATTTTGCAATTTTTATAGTTTGTGTGCCACTTAGTGTATCCTCATAATATGTTCCAAATACAGTAACAATACCAGTATCTTCGTTGTATCTAATAGCACCGATTGTAAATTTATAATCTTTTGTGACAGCAGGTTGATATGGAATAATACCAGCAAGCTCGCCTGTTGCAGGATCTAAGTCTAATCCTGGAGGTAGCTCACTGACACTTTCTGCTTCTACAACTTCAAATTCAGCTGTAGTGATAGGATCAGGTGCAAAAAATTCGTCTAAACTGTTTGGTCCTCTTTTTGCAATAGGAAAATAAGGAAGTGCACCACTTAATTCATAATACCCAGTTGTGATTTCTCCTGTTGATTTTAATTTATACACACCAGGATTTCTTTGTTTTTTACTATAATAAAGAGCGCCACTTACATCAGGTTGCGCCACTGTTTCTAGAAATATAGTTTGATAGTTGTTTGCTCTGCGCTTACCAAGATCTTCAGGAGTGATCCAAATTGGTAATCTTTCAAAAGTAATGTCCGCTGTGAACACACCATTACTAACCTGCATAATGGTGTTGTCAGCTCTTGTAAAATCATCACCAACAACATAAATTGTAAATTGTCTTTGTTTTGTAGCGTAACCATCAGAAACAGTTACTACAAACGTATAACGTCTATTTAACTTTCTTGGAGGACGCACAAGGTCCAAGTTACTTACATCTACATCACCATAATAATAACTATTTATTCTATCATCAGATGCTGCGCCCCAGTCAAACACATTGGTTCCGTATCTGCCTGCGTCATATCCTAAAACTATTTCATTGATATCTAATGCACGTAATGGATCAACAATACCAGTTATTTTTCCTGTAGAAGACATACTCAGCCCAGGTGGTAATGTGCTTTCACCTTGACTGCTGCCATCTCCTAAAATAAACTCCAATGGCTCCTCGCCTGCTGTGGTATCAAGATCGTATGCCTCAAGTTGAAAATCAATAGGAGTGCTATCCAAAACAAAATACACACCATTTGGGCCTACAGGAAGATCTCCTGCTGGAGTGACCCAAACAGGTTCATCGTAACCATCAACAGTCAAAGTTAACGTTCTGTCTGCAATACCGTCGCTGTTTGTTGCTCTAATGCAAAATACATTTCTTACAATTTGCTTGACATTATAAGGCGTTCCTACAATCTGTGTTCCAGAAATTCTAAGACCGTCTGGCAAAGCACCACTAATTACTTTGGCTGTTACACCATTAGTGTCTACTAAAGGTAAATCGATTGCAATAGTTTCACGTTCTTGTAGGATACCTAGACTGGTATTATTAATTACGCTCCATTGTGGTGCAGCCATCTGCCCTCCTTAAATTGCTCCTAGATCTATGCTACCAATAGATGGCGAATTAAAAGTTCCTAAATCAACAGTAGATGTTCCTAAAATAAATTGAAGTATACCGGTGTAGGTATTATCAACACCCCCAAAATCAAATGTTAAAAATTTGCCCAAGTTATTTTCGTAGTCAACTGTGTCAGTGCCTTTGCTTTTGATATTTGTTGGAACAAGTGTGCCTATAGTCCCTGTAGTAGATACAGTAAGAGTTCCAGTCAAAGAACTAGTTGCACTAAAGTTATTTACACCGGTAATATTTTGGCTATTGGCATCTAGTCCTGCTACAAGTCTAGGGCTTTGGTCTCTTTCTAATCCTGCATCAATAATAATTTGTGGATTTGGACTAGCATTATTATCAGATCTAGTCTCTACGCCGTCTCCGCCATATAGTGCCCATGCTGCTCCATTGCCTACTGTAATACTACCTGTGTCACTAATAATTGGATTAGACTGATCTGGCACTGTTCCGTCTAGCACAATGGTGCTATCAAGTTCTGTAACATTTATATTTGTTCCACCAACTATTGTTCTAAATCTCAAAGTATTGCTAGTTACATCGGCTAAAACTTTTCCTCCAGAACTTCCAAGGTTAACCCCTGCAGGACCTTGTGCTAAATTCAATGCGTTAAAGTTTGCGTTAACTTTTACAAATGCTTCACGTAAATCATCGCCTGTTCCGTCATTTGCTGCTGATCCTATGTTAATTGTTTGTATATCTGCCATTTATATCTCCATTATGCTTCAGCCATTGCCGACCATGCGCCGTTTATGAATACCATTAGTGCTTGAGATCCATCCCCAAGAGGATCCCAAGATGTTCCATCAGCAATCGCCAGCATACCTGGATATGTATCATCATTATTAGGCTGTCCGCCAATTGGTGGAACTATTGTTAACCAACCGCCTGTAACAGTTCCTGTTCCACCTGCATTAACAAAGTCTCTACCACCGTCATAAAGTTGATGGTAACCATGTGTGCTGTTATACATGAAAGTGCCTGTGACCGGGGATGATGGTCTGTCACCGTCTGCTGCGCCTCCAGAGGGTGCTAATTGCACATAATCGGATGTCATTATCACACCAGTAGAATTTAAAGTAATAGTGCTTCCTGTGGCGTTAATAGTTACCGTTGATGTTGATGAGAGTGTTGTAGAATTAATTGTGGTTGCATATACGTTCGCATAAGGATTACCACTATTGCCAATATTTATAGTTCCACTGCTTGGCACCAAACTAGATTGAACTGATATAGTTCCTGCACTGTTAAGTATTAGATTACTAACACCACCTACTGTCAAATCAAGTCCAGCCTGTCCGTCAATAGTTGTAGCAGTTGTATGGTTAAAATTAATACCACCAGTTGACAATTGTATATCAGTGGCAGTTACTCTACCACTACTTGTAAAAGCACCAGCTTGAAAACTCAGTGTAGTTGTTGAACCGATTGTTAAAACATCATCCAATGAACCAACACTTGTGATGTATCCATCTGGGTTTGCTGCATCATATGGCGTAAATCCTAATGCGTCTGTAACATTTCCAGAGTTAATAGCTGTTAAAAATCCTAAGCTGTTGGCTGCGCCATCATAAGGTGTGTATCCTAATGCACCTGTAACATCGCCACTGGTAATACTGGTAAGAAAACCCAACGGATTAGAAGCATCATAAGGTGTATAACCTAACGCATCTGTGATACCTACTGAGTTATTGATATATCCATCTGGGTTGGTTGAGTTGTATGGTGTAAATCCTAAAGCACCAGTGACCTGTGCAGATGTCAAACCATTTAAAATACTGGCTGTTGAAATTGTAGCAAGATTTGTTTCTGTTGCATTTACGACTACAATTTGTTCCGCTTTACCATCAAAAGTAAATGCATCTGATAAACTTTCAAATGTTCCACCTACAAGCAAATTTGTGTTATCAGTTAGATCACTAATATCAGTTGGAATTATACCATCATTATCGCCAAGTTGATTAATATCAGATGGAATAACCGGTGTGTTAAACAAATCATTGTAGTCACCACTAAATCCACCGCCTAACAATCCATCAGTATCATTCAATTGGTTAACATCAATAGGAATAAATGGTTGGTTTAACAAGTCGTTAAAATCAATAGACTCCAACAAGTTTGTTCCGCCAACTGTATATGTAAGTGCTTCTACGTTTCCACTTACAGTAGCATTTGTGGCAAGTAATAATGGTGTTGTAACACTGCCACCTGCGGTAATAGTGCTTGTTGTTGTAATACTAGTCAATCCAGTGATGTTATTGCCTGTTAAATCTAAGTCATCACCAACGGGCAACTCTCTAAGTTGACTGTTATCTTCATCTAATACTAGTGGAATTCTACTTGCCATTCTCGTGTCCTTGTATTGTTATACATATTTATCGCATTAATTATAATGCTGCTATTCGTGCTTGGAAGTCTGCAAAATCTGTTGCTGCTGCTACTTCTGTTTTGAGTGTTGCTAAACTTACATAACCCGGAATAACACCATTTACAGCATCTACTAATAATGTACTATCATCAGCAAACACACTGCCTTTGATATCTGTTACAACATTACCATCAGCTAATGCTGCAATATCAGTATATACTTCTGTAAAGTTTTCATTGACTTTGGTAAAGGCTACACGTAGTGGATCTCCGTCGCCGCTGTTATCATTTGTGCCTGTGTTTATAATTAACTGTGTCATTATACTCTCCCTACCACTACTTCAATTGTTCCGTAGCCATCATCCTGTTTGGATTGTAGTGCTTTACCAATGACTGTGCCCATTTTAGGATTGTTATCAACTATTGCATAACCAGCTTTAGCTGCTGTAACAAGCAGGTCGCCTTTTTCCACCCGACCAAGCACTTTTGTAGGAACTCTACCTTGAAGTGCTACACCAACCACATGTTCACCTTTAAGCTCACTGTTCATGATATGCGCTGGATTTGTAGTTACAACACCAGCTACTCTTCTGTCACCTTTGGTGTTTGTTGTAGTTACTTCTTCGTCACCGCCAAACACTAGAACTGTGCCTGGTTCATAGTCTGTATCGCCTTTGTAGTTTTCAGCTAAGTCAGCGTAAAGAGCTTTTGTAGCAACACCAGCAAATGTAGTTGCATACACTGTGTTGAATATATCACCTGAAGTGCCGATAGTCTGACCATTGTCAGCACCACTACCATTTCCTGGTCCTCTAAATCCGCCAGGCGCAGTGATAGTTGAGGCAGAGCCAGCTGTAATAGTGCCGCCTCCGCTGATTGCACCGCCTACTGTTAGTAAATTTGTGTTTGGATTGTATGTAATACCAGTATCGGTTCTAAGAGTTTCTGCTGTTGCAGAAGCATTGTTATCAGCAACAAAAGTCAAATATTGTGTGGAGTTGGCGCTGTTTGATATTGTTTTTATTGTATCAGCACTATCTGCATTGCCTGTTAATTCGCCTGTGCTTACATCAAGTATTACATCTGTGCCATTGTATATATCACCGTCAACATTTGCTGATATTTTGCTTGGTAAGCCAATAACAAATGTAACATTTCCTGTGCTTGGTTCTGTAGTTGTGATACTTACTTCATTGGCTGTGCCTTGTATTCTAACAGCATTTCCTAGTGGAACATCAACATTGGCAGTCCCATCTCCGACACTAATAGAGCTATTGGATAATTTTGCGTTGGTAATGCTACCTGCTAGTTCATCGTTTGAAATGCCAAGTGCTTTAATTCTAACACGACCAGTTAGTGTAGCACTATCTAGTTCTACTTCAAAGTTTTCGTCACTGTAGATACTCATTCCAAGGGTGCTTTGGACAAAAGTTCCATTTCCCCAACCAGTTGATCCATCATCTTCATCAAATGTCGTTGCGGCTTGTAAAGAAAGTTT